CCAGGACAAAGAGCGAATGCTGCTCGACTCGATCACGACGGCGTATATGCTTGGCAACACTGGCAAGTTTCTCGGACCAGTCGTAGCCGGTCTTAGCGATGTGAGCTTCGTTGTGACCATGGTCATCCTCTACGAATATTTCAGCGGCAAGGATACCGGCATCATCAACGGATCGATAGAGACTATTGGCGACCTCAAGAACGCATGGCTAGCGTATCGAGCCACACCAGCATACCAAGAAGAGTATGCCGCTAGAGCTACATCGGCTACTGGCGGTCTTCGCAATATCTTCGACCAAATCATCTTCGCTCTGACTGGCGCTGGATTGCCGATGGATTAGGCCCCTCTACCCCCTACTTGAAGGGTCATTTTGGGGTAAATTGGCCCCTATTACTTATAAAGAAACGATAGACTGCGCCTCATTCCGTTCCCACTGACTTCCACTTGCGAAAACAAGGCCCGCAGTAATCTGGTAGCCATGCAGTAGCCCGCCACGGCTCCCCACAGATCGGACAAGGCCGATAGTAACCTTTCTTCACATACTTCATAGAAGACCTCATTCAATCCAAAACTTAGTTTGATTATCACAGCAGAAGGGATGAGGGGCGGGGAAAATTACCGCATCGACGGCGAACACATGTTTGCATTGAATGCAAATCAACTTCATTCGTGAATCCTCCTTTGTAGATCGGCAATCGCGGCAATCGTTGCCTCGCCATTTCTTAATCTTCTCTCGATGTCTATGTTTCTATCCATCAACTCGTTGTATCGAACCGACCATCCTTCGTTCTTGATGATGACAGAGGATAACCAAGCGGATCGGCCCTCTGCACCTTTCGCCCCCATCGGTGATTTGCGCTCCTTCTTCGGGATGCGATCCCAGATGTCGAAGGCAGCTTGAGAAAGGTTCGCGTTTATTCCGGGCATCTATACCGCTCCGGTGTATTTTTGTTTGAAATCAAGTCGCCGGGCTTCACCCTAGCATGGTATACCTTCCCAGTACGAGGGTGAAACCACATCGACCCCTCAACTCCCTTTGTAGAATTCGGGATCCAATATCCAACCGCCGTCCAAGTCCTCTTTCCCTCATCATTGACTGTGCGGGTGTAGAGTGTGACCATTAGAACCACTCCGGGTCATCGGTGGCCTCTGGGGCTCGTACTGTCACTCTCTGCTCTAGCAGGAGCGCCAGTGCATGCTCTAGCTCCACGATCCTCCCGATGATGCTGTGCATCTCGATCTCCATGAACGCGGCAACCTGCGGATAGAGAAGTGCGCAGATCGTTTCTAGATCTATTTCAGTTTTACTTTCAGTTACGGGGGTATCATCGACTTCCTTCACGAACCTCCGAGAATCGGTTAATTATTAATAACTTGCGCTCAGGAACACGACACAATCAAAGGTCAACGACCCTCCGTTCGGACTCCGGTTCGTCGTGTGAGACGTGGGGTGGAAGGGGAGGGTGCGTAATAGTGAGATTTAAGGGGATTTGGGGTAGTTATATGGGCGGTAGATGGCTGGTACGCACACATGGTAGTGCAAGATACCCTGATTTTGGCCACTTTGATGCTGATTAACCTCATTTCGTTGGCTGGATTCGCCCTCTGGATCAGAATGCACCTCGAACAATCGATGATGGACATCGATGAGAAGCTCGCACTTGCGATCCAAGCCCTGGTCGACAAGCTGATGTCCGGTGGACTAACAGAATTTGAGCCGCCGAACCCAATACAAGGCGCGATAGCCCAGTTAATTCAAGGAATGGCGCAACAAAAGATGAATACAATCGATGCGACAGTGACAGATCGCGGTCCAAATGGACAATTTACGAGCGTGCAAGAAACATAGTGATACTTATTAGCGAGTTTTTGTTACACTCGCAATATGGCACGCCGAAGAAAGTCAAAGCGCCGAAGAAGCCCGAAGACAATGAGTCTGATCAATCTTGCAGAGAGCTACGCCTACGCGACCGTCATCACTGGCGGAGTTTTCGGCAATAGTCCGGTGGGCTTGCTCGGATTCGACGGATCAGGCGCGGGTGCTGGTACCGGAACTGCCATGACGACCACGGGCGCGGGCCTAACGCTTCAGTCAATCATCGGCGACCCCGGTTCGAGCTTCGATAGCATGCAATCATCGTTCATGGCGAACTACCAGGCTATGGCAGTACAGGCAATAGGGATCGGCATTACCTTCAAATTCGCTAAGAAGCTCCTACGGAAGCCCATCAGTAACGTAAATCGTAACCTGATGAAGCCGCTTGGGATCGGAGTGAGGTTGTGAGACTATGGCAACAAACACAGTAACTGGTAATCTCGTCTGTTCCGATGGAACAAACATTCCTCTCAAGCTAGATTGTGCTGAGGGAACGGAAACAAACCTAACCACCGACACCGCATACACCGTCAGCGCCCAGAACGTCGGCGACTTCGCTCCTGGCAAGACCGTGGTGTCGGCCCTAGTAAGCTGCGATAACGGTGTGGGCTTCTGCTACATTCTCTCGATGGGCCTCGTGGCTGCAATCATACCGTGGTCTGTCAAGGGAGCCGTCTCTGATGGATCACCTGCACTCTGCCAACCTTACACTTTGAGAGCTGGTGACATCGTCCGAGTGATGAACAACACCGCCGCAGATCGCGAAGCAGCAATGGCAGTCTATACCGCGAGCGGAACCTCGAGAATTTTCAAAGTCACAGCATCTGGTGGCGCCACCAATGAGCTAGTCGACCTACAAACTGGCAACTCCATCGGCGACACACTACAGGGTCAAAGAATCACAAAATGGTTCGGAACATCTGTCGACGGCTCGAAGATTGAGACGCAGGGCTTCTTCGTGGTCGACGCCCTGGGCAACGTCGTCGGTTCTTGCAGCGCAACGAACCCGATTGTTCAACAGCCGCTCTTCTCTTTCGCCGCAACAAACATCGCTCTGAATTACAAGGCTCAATACTTGACAAACGCCTGAGTGTGATTGAGTATGGCGAAGATGACCAAAGCGGCAGGACGCCGAAGACTGGCTGAGATTCTCTCGAAGTCAAAGAAGCTCTACATGAGGTCCTTCATTTCAACCAAGGACCTCGATTCAATCGAGAGAATATGCAAGTCTCGGGCAAAGCAACTCAAGTGAGGTGGCGGCCATGGTGCAAGTAGGCAGTCCGCAGATACCCGGATATGGAGGTCTAGGGGCCCCCAAACCGGGCTATCAGGATTCTCCCTTCGAGAATTACCCTGGTGCAATAGGCAACGGTGGCAACGGTGGCAACGGTGGCAACGGTAACGGGGCTGTTCCCGGAGCAATAGGGGGCTTTGAAGTCCCGAATAACTTCTGGGGCTTTGTTATGCTGATGATGGGGCTGAAGTCGTAATGCCTCTTCCGGATGCACCCGTTATGTCGCCCAGGGTCTACAAGCTGTTGAAGACTACAACGCTCGAGAACCTCACTGCCGATAACCTGGCAGATGTAGCGGACCCGATCAGCATCGAGATGCTCAATGAGGACGAACTTAGGCGCCTTTGCCTGGTCGCCTTCGCGCGTATGGTAACTAAGGGATCATTCGACGGGTGGTTGTGATGCCTCTACCAGATGCAGATAAGAAATCCCCCAGGGTCTACACCCTCCTTCAGAACCAGGACCTGGAGAATGTTACAGCCGATACCCTGGCAGACGTAGCTGATACGATCAGCATCGAGGAGGCTAACGAGGATGAGCTTCGTCGAATCTGCCTGGTAGCATTCGCCAGGATGGTGACGAAGGGATCATTCGACGGCTGGTTGAGCGGTGGCGGGGGTGGCATGGATCAGGTAGGAGTTCTCGAGAATGCTACCTACAAATATTACTCGATCACTCAAGCTGCACCCTGGGGGGCCCTGGGGCCTGCTACGGGAACCGATGTCATCAACTACGACACGCCAGCCTATGTCCCGTTCGTCTGTCCTAATGACGGGGATCTGGCCGGTATCTCAGTTGATCTCACTTCTGCGGGAAGTGCTAACCTCTACGCGGGGATCTATAGCTCCACCGATGGTCTCCCAGACTCGCTGCTCGGTTATGCCACCATGGACATGAACGTCTCAACTGGGAACGTACGTCAAACCTCTTTCTCTTCGACGATAACCCTGGTGAGAGGCACAACCTATTGGCTCGGTTGGGTGAGGTCGACTTACACGAGCTTCACTCTGCGCATAATCAACCAAGAAGCTCAAGCTGCGCTCGGTCCTACCGGAGACGTCGAGAACGGCTATTCGCAGGTGATAATAGAAACAGGGACCACTCATACGCTACCTGCGACAACCACACCGGCTAACTTTCAGGTGACAAGCGAGGCACCAGCTATCATGGTGCGGAGGTCATCAGCGTAGAGGAGTTCGACGTCTCGTGGGGTAGAGTCCGAATGATGAGGGACGATGCCCTTGCTCAATCCGACTGGCGAGCCCTGAAGGACGTCACTCTTCCTAACGCCTGGAAGGAGTATCGCCAGGCGCTCCGCGATCTCCCTCAGCAGCACGACGAGGCCAACGACGCTTACGACGCCTTCCCAGAACCACCGGAGTGATCCGAGTGTCGAAGAACAAACCGAAAGAAACCATCGAGTATGTCATTCGGCTCCAGGACAAAGAGCGAATGCTGCTCGACTCGATCACGACGGCGTATATGCTTGGCAACACTGGCAAGTTTCTCGGACCAGTCGTAGCCGGTCTTAGCGATGTGAGCTTCGTTGTGACCATGGTCATCCTCTACGAATATTTCAG